ACACCTCCCACAATTGGGTTGTAATATCCCTTCTCTCTATCTTCTAAAAAGTCTTTTTGGGCATCATCTAATTGATCAGGCTCTGGGAATTTTCCATTATGGAACATCTCCATTCCTTGTTCTGGCGTAATAATACCAAGCTCCATTAAACGTGTAGAAGCTCTCATAAGCTGAACTTCGTCTCTCATATCGATGTCCTTCATCCTAGCTTCAGGCCATGAGCGGAATCCCAAGTCTTTAGCAATTCTTTTAATTTCTTTGTTTAAAAAGTCATTTAAAAAGCCGTATCTAGACTCTTGAAGTCTATCGATAAAGATTTGAGCTTTGACTTGGGTTGAGTTGAACTTCTCTTCGCCGACTACAATATTTTGTAAACCTTGTTTAATATCATCATTAAGAATTTGATACTTTTCAGGCCCCAGAACTAAATTAAGCTCTGGTATAATGAATTCTGCTTTAGTTGTATAGTCAGAGACTAAAACTCTGCCCACACTCTCGTTTTTAAACAAGTTCTGCATGGCAGCCATGTTGTTTGGATTAACTCCTCCTTTTTCTGGATCAGCACCCATAGTGATAAGCAAGATTACATTTTCTACAGTTCTTGTAATCGCTTGATCCATTTTCTTTAATTCCATCTTAGCGTTGATATCTTCTAAGACTGGAAATCCGAAAGGAACTGCAAATGGTTCATAATCTTGTTTTTTATAAAAAGAATAAGATAACCTTCGGGGGTCTAAATCTATTTTTACTCCTTTATTACTGTAAGACCCTTTTTGGATAGATTCTTTTATTTCTGGGTCAAGAGCTTCAAATATAGCTAAATCTTCTTCTGTTTGGGGAGTCCCCAGTCTAGCTATTTCATATTCAGATAAAACTTTTTGATATACACTTCCACTAGTAAAAGTCGTAGACCTTCTAGCTATAACATCATAGGGATTTAAAAGTATATATTTTAAAGGTATTTTATTTGTAGCAGCCCCTATTGTCCCTACTTGATTAATTAATCTGGCATAATCGTCTGCTTTAAATTTTCCATCAATTCTATAAAGAAAAATATTACCACTCCTATAATACTCTCTAAAGTATTGATCTTTTAAGCTAATAATATTAATTCTTTTGAACCACTCGTAAAAGAACTCTCGGCTTTTTCTGCTGCCCCCCTCTAGGTAAATATCAGTGTTAGTAAACTCTGACATTATATCTATAGCATTTCTAAAGACGGCTACATTACAATAAGCTTTCTGGCAAAGCTCAATAGCGTCCCTACAAGTGACCCCATCAGCGGCATACTCATAAGGAAGCAATCCTCTGCGGATACTTGAAAATCTTTCTTTTTGGTTAACATAAGCTACTCTATTTGTCCTAGATCCACTAAAATTACTGGTTGAAGCTCCTTGCCTTCTAGCTTCTGATATAGCGCTGTAAGATGCGTCAGAGGTATAAAAAGGATCTCCTAAAAGTTCTGGAGCGGGTTCTTGCCCGTCTATCTGTGAAGGGTGAGTAAACTTGTTCCAATATTCAGAACGCTTGGTATATTTTCTTTTAGCCATAAATATAATTTATTTTACACGACAAAGTTAACTTTCAACTTTTAAAAGTTAAGAAATAAACATTGGAGTGAAAGTCGCTTGGGTATTGGATATATCATCCGACTGCATGTCATAAAAAATATTCATCATCCAATTCCCTAGAACTAAAGCTGAATAAGAGTCTTTTCTCGCTTTATCAGCTCCGCTTTGTTTTCTTAAGTTAGGGGGTAGATCAAAACTTTGAGTCCCTTGAACAGATGTGGTGATTTGTATCAAAGCACATTGGACTTTCATTAAATCCATCATATCTTTTTGATGTTCTACAAAATCTATCATTCTAGCTCCCTTACCCCCTTTTTCGTTAGGGTCGTTTCTAATGAACTTTAACTGATCGATAGGTACTCTAGATTTTCTCTGATTGTTGTAATCGTCATTCATAGCCGCTCCAGCGAAAAATATCCTCTTGTGATCAAAAGCTGATTGCAAAGATTCATTAGCTAACCTAATCCATGCTGAAGTCGGCTTTCTAAGAAACACAAATTTCTTTTCAGACTTATTGTATTGATTTTTAAGTCTTCTTAAGTTTTTTTCGTAATCTTTAGATTTATCCAAATCAGCTTCTATAACACCAAGGTTTAAGTTCTTCTTTTTAAATATTTCACTTTCATTGCAAGAATTTACAAATTGAACCCCTCCATTGTAATCTCCTACTACAGCAGTTATGTTAAAATGGGTCAGAACATAAGCCATGTATTTTATATGTGTTTTTAAACTTGCGCCTGACAAAGCATAACTATGGACAACGGTTCCCTTTTTGGTGTCACGGTTTAATTTAATTAACAGCATCGCAAAATCGTCTGAACTTTCACTCTCTGACCAAGATGGGTCAAAAGCTAATATATATTCGTCTTTAGGGTTGCCAACAACCTCTACACACTGACCTTCTCCATCTGGTATAGTGCAAGCAGCCATTTTACTAACTTTAAAGTATCCAGAGCTATCATCAGTAAATATAGCCCCAAACTCTCTATCAAACTGTGAATCACTCATAGTTGACCTTGATTGATTAATTAAGCTTTGGTCATATAGTTGATCAGGAGCGCAGTCATAACTAAAATGCATTATTGTCCTGTGCGCCCCGTCTTGTTTCTTTTCATTTAAAATCAACGCTTCATATTGTTGATAAATTTTATACAAGTATTCAAATTTGTAAGAGGCTGAAGATAAACCAATAATTTTGTTATTCGGCCACCTTTTTCTCTCTTCTTCTTTCATTTTACCCTGCTCAATCATTTGAGTCTCTAAATCGTAAACCTCTTGACGCTCTGTGGGGTTTTCTACAACTGACAAGAAAGGGATGATTACCTCATTGTAAATTTTTTCGGGCATCAACAATAACTCGTCAATAATCATTCTTTGGAATCGGAAACCCCTTAATTTTTCTCCATCACCTAAAGGTAACGCTCTTATGCTGCTCCTCCCTATTTCCATAACCCACTCATCATTCATTTTTGATGTTCTCGTTATACATTGAGAAAAGAACGCGGCTTTAGGGCTTTTAGCTATATCTTCAATTTTTTTAAAAATCATTTTAGACTGCCTGAAAGATTTAGACAAAATACCTATCTGGACACCCTGATTTAAAATAGCGTCCAATAGCGCGAAAACGCCCGTGGAGAAGCTTTTAGACATTCCCCGACTCCATATCCCCAAAAAGTAATCAGACTCCATCATAGCCTTAATAGCCATATGCTGAAAAGGGAATAATTTTACCCCCGTAAACAATTCACAAGCGAAAGACGGATTTTCTCTTAAAAATTTATAAAGCAAAATCTTTGCTTCATTTTCTTCTATAAACCCCTCTTTTTCGAGAATGTGTTTGTTTATATCCTTGTACTTTCGGTGTAGTTTCTGTTGTCCTGTTTCCCAAGCCATCTTTTTTTAATTGTTTGTCCCAAAAATATTGTAGGTCCACTCCCCAGAGTTTCGTGCCTAAAACAAGAATTTTAGGAATCAGTTCTTCGCTTTTCTCTCTCGACCCACTAAATACAAATTGGCAGCAATCTGTATACTGCGCCTGTATTTCTCTCATTCTATGATAAACATAATCTAATTTAAATTTTTTATATACGCGCCTATTTACAGCCCACATTTTGTCAAAAGCTGTTTCCGTCACCACATACAAGTAACAACCTGTAGATCTACACCTGTCTAACTCTTTTATAAAACGGTTGTAACCATTTGTTACAGTAGAACAAAAATCCTGGTAAGATTTCCTATCCACGAATGTATAGTCATATAACTCTCCCCCAACCGCATAATCTCCCACATCAAGCTTCAACAACTTAGAATTGTTAAAATGCAGGGGCTTTTGCTCTCTAGTGTCTATCAGTATCGGAGTATCTGAATAATCTTTATGAAATTGCTTTGGGAGAGGTTCAGAAAGCATAGGCTTCATGTCTAACTGCTTACATGTTTCTCTGTAACTGCCAAAGATCTGTTTGCACAAATCTATGTCTGGCAGGTTACTAGTGAGCAGGTAAGTAGAAGGCGGCCCAGAAGATACTCCTTTATCAAGAAGCTTTTTGTTCAAAGATGCGATGATGAAATCTTTTACCTCTTCTTTAGGTGCTTGGAGGCACCATTTTTTCATATTTCTTTTATTAATAAAATCCGTGGAAAAATACTGCTTGTAATTTTTAAAAGGTATTAACTCGCCAGTTAATTTGTCTTTTCTTATATAATTCTCTACATAGTAATCTCCCAGCAGTTTATCGTGCTTTCTCATGTGAGAATGCAGTCCCCTCAAGGAATCAAATGAATCCTCACATATTTTACATTTATATGACATCTTGTTGACCAATTCCCAATACTCTCGCTTTCCATTCTGCCATTCCCTCTAATCTTTCAGCTTCCTGCTTTACAGCCTCTTTTTGCATCTCTGCAATTCTGATCATTGTTTCTCTTTCTTCCTCTTCTTGGAAAAGTTGCACTATAGACAGAAATGAAGCATTTTCTTTGTTTAACTTCTTCATCCTCTCGCTTCTGTCCCCTTGAAGCTTCTTTGTTAGGTTTTCGATGCGGGTTTCGCATTGATGATACTCTCCGCTCTTGGCTTTGATAATTTCAGCCAACCTAATAGACATCTCTTGTTGCTCGTCAGCGTCATCAAACATACTATTGAGTTTGTTGAGGTGGGCGCTGATAACTTCTAGATTAATTACCTCTTTACATACATTTAAATACAAATTGATTTCATCTGCTGTCAAATCTGGCTTATCCCAAGTCAACCGCACAAACTCGTGCTCGAAGAGGATGCGGTCTTCTTGATTTAACAAATTGTTAATAATTTTTAGAAATCTTGAATTAGAAAGGTTAACTTTAAGCTTCTCTACGCAAATTTGTTTTTGCCTGTTAAGTTTCGGTTCATCTAACCCTAGCCCAGTTGAATCATTGATTTTTTTGATGATCCTCGATGCAGACTTCGGTGCAATGTATGAATTAAGAGCGCCTGAATCTTGAGAAGGTAAAATGTCAGGATTTACCTCTCTTATTTGAGATAAGACCGCTCGCTGCTCGTTACTCAAGGGTCGCACCGCTCTAGAGGGAAAAACTATACGAGCTATCTCTAAAGAAGATAATCCGTCTTCAGCTTGCTGAATTATAAATTGTTTTTGCTCTTCAGTGAATTCTATGGCTTCTACAGGTACTCTTCCTGTTGTTTTGAAATCTATAGAGTTTTCTACTAAAAACTTTCTAACAGCCCTACCCTCTTTAGACCTTCCATCTAAAGAATCATCTTCAAAGCATTGTTTAGTTAGATCAATTAAGTCGGGGACTTTTGATGCGTTCTCTCTTAAGAAATCTTTTTGTTCTTTAGTCAGATCCATCTCCTATAATATCGTGCTCCCTTAGTATTTCCATAGCCACCTGTAGGAACTTCTTTTTTAAATTTTTCACTTGTCTATAGCCAAGTTTCCTTTTTTGAGCTGAAATCTTGTAGCCCATAAATTTAGCGACATCCTCTTCAGTGTTCTTATCAAAATAAAGCATTCGGTAAGCAACATAATGAATTTTGCTTAAACGGATCTTCATTTGTCCGTTTAATTTTTTTAAAGAGGCTGTAAAGTCGAAATCTAAATATTCCCTGTTTGTGACTTCTTTTACAAAATCTTCTGTAGATAATGGGATTTTTAGCTCTAAAGCGTTTTTTTTTGATTTGTGCCACTTAGAACAAATAGGACACTGAAAAGAATCATGGTCTGGTAATTGGTAATCAGGACAAGGGTTCACATAGTTGCCGTAGTGGTTCCTGATAAGATTTCTAATTTGATTAGATATTATTCTCCCGATCCAAGGTTCAAGGGGGCGCTCTTGATCCCACATGTGCCATTTCTTAGAAATGTGCAATTTGATGATTTGCTCTACATCATTAAAATCAAACCACCGAACAGCATTGAGTCGCCACTTATATTGCTGTTTTTTTATCGCGGTATCAATTACTTCAGAAAAGTCTTCATATGTGTATTCACCCTTCTTTTTTCTTTTCATCAATAAATTCATTAATAGATCTGGCCTTCCTTCTCTGACTGTTATCAGATTGAGTTGACTCCCCCATTAATGAACCAAAGGTCAAAGGGTTTTTGTCGGATGCTTGGACTTCTACTTGTAAATTTGTAATTTCGGGAACGCTCTGTGCATCTGTCTCATCTTGCGAGATGACTACAGATTTCTCTAAAACAGGCATACCCGCTGAAGTATTGGTGGAAGTCGTAGAAGCTAAAGAATTAAGTTGTTCGCCGCACTTTCCACAAAAATTAGGTTTTGCATTAGCATAAGAAAGTTTCGCACCGCAACTGTGACAAAATAGATGAGCCATACTATATATTTATATAATTAAAATTAGTTTTTTCTAAAAAAACAAGGCTTGTGTCCTTTTTATATTTCGAAGCAGTTCGCCGCTGGCGCGTGACACTTATTCTTGCTTATACTTATAATATTACACTTTCTTACCTTTTTCTAACTTAGAAATGATAAACTTTAATATTTTACTCCTTACAATGTCGTTTGTGGAAAATGAGAAGGAATGTATTCCGTTCTCTCTTGATTTGTCATCAGAGAATATATCAAACATATCCTTGAAGCCTGTTTTGCCATTGATATCGCTTTGCATGAAGTCTCCACATATAACAAGCTTAGTATCTTCTCCGATACGAGTTATTAAAGTTGTTAACTCTTTAAATGTGAAGTTTTGGGCTTCATCGGCCACAATCAACTTATTGTTCCAGTTAGCCCCTCTTAAGAAGTTAATTGGTATAGCGGTGACTCTTTCTTTCTGTTTGAGAAAGGCTGTGTCCCCTTCATAAATTATTTCTTCCAGTTTATCGTATAACGGTAATGTAAAAGGGTTGAACTTTTCAGACATATCTCCTGGTAGACTACCCAAGCCTTTATCTGCGCTTTCTACAATACTCCTAATGTAAAGAAGGTCTTTTTCCTTATCTTCAGCCATTAAACGTAAACATCCGTATAAAGACATGTATGTTTTACTAGAACCTGCTGGGCCAGACACAAACATGATTTTGACCTCTTCATCTAGCAATGTCGCTAGAAATTTGCGCTGGTTGGGGGTAAATTTAAATTTCCTCTCTTTGAATTTAATAGAGTGGAATGTATGAGGCTCTAGACGAAAATTAGACAATTTTTTAAGTGCCATATGTAATAGTTATTACACTTAAATCATAATTTTATTTGTTTAATTGTCGCACTAGTATTTAAAGTTTCTCCTCCTTGATTTGAGTAAGATTCTGTTAATACTCTAGAACCAGCATTGAATTTAATTAAATTTAAAATCTGTGTCATAACAGTAGTCCCACCTATCCCGCAAACATTAACCTCTAAAGAATTAGATAAAGCCTCTCCACTGAAATTTATTAAACTGTTTAAACCTGTAGAAGCTACAGTTAATTCTTCCTCTACTCCATCAAGTAGCATAGATGAGGCGTTTATTGACCCTAGATTGTAAACTGGGCTTCGGGCGTACTTTCTTTTGAAGCTTATTTGAGATTGAACATTATTTAAAATGTTTGCATCGTCAGTTATAGAGCATGTATGCCCATAAGCTACCGCATCACTATCTAAAGGAACAACTGATCCAGAGTAAGGACTAGGATCTCCGCTAATAGTTCCCCCCACAGCAGGATTCAAAGAAACAAAACTAGCATTTAAAGTGACAGGTGAAAATGGACTTATGCTTATAGATACATCTGTAGCATAACATTTATCGTAAAGGCCACTACCCAATTGGATAACAACATAGTTATCTTGATTAGCGTCTGCTAAAAAATCTAACCCAGAGAGCATCCCAGTGTGAAATATGCAATCAATAGATATATCAGCAGTTAACGCAGAATTAAAACCAAACTGATCATCAGAGGCTATTGTTTTTCCCAGTTTACGTTTGGGGCTATGATTTGTATTGTAATTTACACTGGCTTGAGTGGCGGGTAT